TGAAGATGCGTGTGCTGAGATTGGGGAAGGTATCGAAGAGAGTCCTGCGGGACTTGGCCACCCGAGTCGTTGTGCTTATGATAAGAAAAGACGCCGTTTGCAACATTCAGTTCGTGAGAGTACTGAGTCGCGTGTTGAGCGACTAGAGTTTATGAAAAATTGTCCAGAATCAGATGATGAGGGTGATGGTGATGAGTGGTCTGAGTGTGTGCGAAATGCCCATTCCAGTTCTCCCCCCGTTGAATATACTTGTGAGACACCACAGGTTTGGCGTAAGAAAGTTCCATTAGCTCCCGCTGGTGGGCATCGTTCTGATTTGTGTGAAGCATGTGCCCTGGGAATGTGTGGTCAGAGTAGGATGGATGTTGGAAAGCCCATTGCCTTTGTTCAAGAGAAAGAAAAAGAGCATGAGATGAAACCTGAGGGTTGGATGTCTGATATGCCTTTTGATTTTTCTGTTGGAGCTATGTTAGAAGCTCTTGGTGACAAGGTCCATGCTCCACATGTTGGGGCTTGGTGTAAGAAACATAAAACGACCATAGCCGGTGTTTTTGCCGTGAGTTTGGTTGTATGTGGTGCCCTTGTTATGGCGTTTAAGGGTTTACCCGTGCCTGAAGTTTTTGTGCCTGAGGGCAAGAAACAATCGACCAAGTTTAAACCTCGAAAAGTTCGTGTTGGTAATCGCCGAAGACGGATGGAGCATGAGATGTCCGGAGATGCTGAGAGAGATCTTGACGATGTTGCTAGTCGTTTAGAAGAAGCTGATTTACTTGCAGAGGATTTACGAACTACTCGTCGGGGGGTTAAGTTTGTGGATGAAGGGTTGCAAGTTGACCCACATGTTGTAGCATTGCAAGATATTTATTTTCCCGTTCAGGTGAAAACTGCTACTGTAGCCAAACGGAGGCGTGTAATACAACAGGCCAAGGCTACCCCCCCTAAATCATACACAACAAAAGATGTTCAAAAGGTGCGAGCTGTTACTAAGGAGCTCTCTATGCGGCCTGAATCAATGCTTGGAAAAGTTAAACTTGATTGGCTCAAGATTAGTCATAATGTCTTTAAGGTTGAGCAAGATGGTGAGTTTACATCATCTTCTACTGTTGTTGGGGATAAGATTGTTGTTCCCTTGCACTCGGAAGTTGAAGGTGCTGAAGTGCGAATAGTTAATCACTCCGCAAGTGCAAAAATCTCCAGTGAATTGATTCCAATAACAAAAGAATTAGGCATTTATTGTCATGGTGGGGTTGTAAAGCCCATTCGTTGGAATCTTCGCGAGCCAAAGAATGAACAAGTTGTTTTACTTGGCTATACCAGTCCTGATCAGGTTGAGCCTCGGATAAGTACGGGGTTTTGTAGTACCGAGGGGTTAGCGAATTACCCAAGTGATCATGGGGACTGTGGTGGAGCAGTTATTTCGTGTGAGGATGGGGCGTTAATTGGATTCCATATTGGGGGAGGACAGCATGTGAATCGGTTTGTTCCGGTTACTGCTCAAATGGTTGCAGCGTTTAAAGCTACGCTGCCCGTCCTTTCGAGTATGGTTTTTCCGTAGCGCCCCCAGCCCCTTCTTTCTTTGTTGAGGAAGGAGGGGAGTTCTGGGGGCGTTATCCCGAGGAGTTCCGAGTTGGATTCCGGGATTGTGCCAATTTAGGCGAGCTTCATGATAGATTGTTAACAGAGGAGTATTTTCCAGTTGTGGCGAGTGTGCCAAAACATTTTGTTGCGCGGAATAAGCGCAAACTGGATATGTCTGTTGCCCGATTTGAAAATGATACCGATAAAAAGGTTGATCGAACAAATTGGGGGTTGCCTGTTCCGAATAAGGAGGCGGCTTATCTATCACTTGCTAAGTATGCCAAGGATATTCCGGCCATGGATACAAAGCAAGTTGTTGCCATGAATGCTGCGTTCCAGTGGATGGAGCGGCATTTTGGCCCTTACATGATGGGTTCACGAGTTAAGAGTCAGCAGGAGGTTGTTGATGGTTTAGATATGACCACCAGCCCAGGCTTTCCGTGGACACGGAAATACGCTACAAAGCGTGCCATGTACGATGATTGGAAGGATTTTTCCAAGTACATGGAGGACGATTGGGAGCGGCTGCGTTTTGATGAGTACGCCGCCGTGTTTGGAAATTCTTTGAAAGAAGAGATTCGCCCTCAGGAGAAGATTGTTGCGAATAGTATACGCACCTTCACTGCAGGTCCCATTGAGATGACAATTCATGGAAATCGTTTGTTTGAAGACATGAATCAGCGGTTTTATGCTGCGCATCTCAAAACAGCTAGTGTTGTGGGTTTTTCCCCGTTGAAAGGGGGTTGGGATCAGTTGGTGCGGAAGTTGCGCCGTCATCCCAATGGTTTTGCTTTAGATGAGTCTCAGTATGATTCATCTTTGCGTGCCTACTTAATGTGGGCATGCGCAGCCTACCGCTGGCGTATGTTACGTCAAGAAGATCAAACTCCAGTCAATTTGGAGCGATTGCAGGTTTATTATCGCAATCTTGTTAATACTTTGATTTTGACATCTGATGGTGTTTTTGTCATGAAGAAAGGAGGTAATCCTTCTGGTTCTGTTAATACCATATCTGACAACACCTTGATTTTGTTCATCCTTTTAGCGTATGGGTGGATACAATTAGTTCCAGAGGAATATTTGGATTTAGCTTCTTTTGAGGAGCATGTTTCCCTTGCTATATGCGGGGATGATAATACCTGGACTGTGTCAAACGTAATGTTGCCTTATTTTAATGCGCGAGCATTGATTAAGGAGTGGGCTAGGATTGGTATTGTTACTACCACCGATTCGTTGGAGCCCCGTCCTGTTGAGGAGTTAGATTTTCTAAGTGCTTACACTGTCTATATTGATGGTGTGGCTGTTCCGTTGTATAGTCGTGAGAAAATGTTAACGTCGCTCCTCTATTCGCGAGAGCCAGATAATCCGTCTTATGCATTGATTCGTGCGTGTGCAATATTGCGCGTTACGTGGGCTGATGCCCATATGCGGAATTATTTGAAGGAGTATATAGCTTGGTTAGTTAGTGAGTATGGTGAAGTTTTGCACTCTAGTGAGGAGTGGAAGCAGGCTTTGCACCAGATTCCAACTGAGCATGAGCTCAAATGTCTCTTTTTAGGTCCCCGGGAGGGGGTCATGATACACCAAGGATACCGAAAGCAAGAAAGATTAGAAAGCGGTATAAAAAAGGTAAGGAACGTCATGGAGACAATAGCCTTACCCCAACGTGTGAAGAGAAATAGGCGCCAAGGTCGTGGTGGTGCCACCCGTAAGGGTAAACAAACGAAAGCACTTGTTGTGCGAGTTCCGAGGCGTGTTAGGCCACAGAAGCAGCGTGTCCGTAAGCGGAAGGCACGTGGTGCCCGTAGGGGTCCATCCTCCTTTGGTCAGTGGCCGGTTGGGAATCAACCTCGTAGTAAAAGAGGGTGTACTGTTCAGGAAGATGAGTTCGTGACTGACTTGAATGGGTCAGTCGGATATGCAGTTACGCAATATGCCATTAATCCTGGGCAAGCGACGACATTTCCATGGTTGTCTAAGGAAGCCTCTCAGTGGGAGAAGTACCACTTTGAAAAGCTTGAGTTTTATTACAAACCAGAGGTCTCCCAGTTTGCGACAAATGGACAGAGTGGGAAGGTGATTTTCATGATTGATTATGATGCGGCAGATGCCCCGCCTGCTGATAAGCAGCATGCAGAAGATGCTGATCCCCACGTAGATGGGATGCCATATCAGTCGTTTTCCTTGTCAGCTGATCCACGGGAGATGTTTCAACGGAGTGATGCAAAGTATGTTCGGCCTGGCGGTTTGCCTGGTTCATCGGACATAAAAACTTATGATGCAGGTAACCTTTTTGTGTCAACCGTTGGGAATGCCAACACTTCTTTGGTTGGTGAGTTGCACGTGCGTTACATTGTGCATTTTTCCGTGCCCATTTTAGAAAATATTGTGGGTGCTCCAATGAATAACTCTGTGTTTTGGAGTTCTGGAACTGTCACGAATTCAATCGCCTCAGCTACGGCAACAAATTTGTTGTTTAATCCCACCATTACGAATGGGTTGGGAGTTTTGACAACAGCGAACCCCTTTTTGACTATTCCCCCAGGGAATTATTTGTATGACATTATTGTAGATGTGGGTTTGGCGTCTTCGTCCGCTGGGAATGGTATTTCCTTTTTCCGGATTAATCCGTTGTTGGACGGAGTTACTACCGGAGATATCATTCCAACCATGAATAACACTGCTTTGTTGACTAATATTACAACTTTTTCTATGTCAACAGGCGGTTTTATTGCGGTGCCCGCCAGTGGTCAAGAGCTGGTAGTTGTTGGCACGGTTACTTTTGGTTCGGGGACGTGTGTTTATCAGATGAGCATCCGTCTCGTTGCCATATAAGTGAGCAACGAATTGCGCCCACGTGGGAGGCGCGGTAGTAAGTATCTCTTGTACGCCGTTGCATTGTGTGCACATCACGAGGCGTTTATTAAGTATGCGTGTTACTGTTGACGAACAGGGTAAATTTACGTGTCTAGTTTACCGCTCTAGGATAAATAAGTGGTGCCAATTGAACCAACAATTGGTTAGGCTTTGTGAGGTTCCTTTTTGAAGATTTCACCCGTTTAGCAGCGGTACTGCTAGTTGTAGCCCCAGAAATGGAGACCAGTTTGCGCCTGGTCCAATGGTTAGCTTGACTATTCTTCAAAGAAGAAAACCGACATAACCGGTCGGTATATAAGCATAGGTGAGAAAACATACAAAGTAATTGTTTTCGCGATGCGAGATTAGCATTAGTTATTTTATGGTTCATAACCTTATCATGACAGTCTAAAATCTCTGAGTGAAAACCTTGCTGTGTGTC